AGAACATTACAACAAGTCAACCTACTGCGGTAGTAACAAGTAGTTTAAATAGAACTGGATTTACAGCAACATCAAGGTCATTGAGTGGGGCACCTTATTTATTAACTACCTTAATTAATTATGATTTTTATTCAGAAGTGAGTAAGAGTTTTGATCCAGGTTATAATTACGCAACAACTGTTTTACAGAATACGACATCAACTGATAATTGGGAAACCATTGGTGCGTCAACATTGAGTACATCTACGGTTGCTATTGATTCTAATGGTGTTGCTACAGCAGTTACAAGTGGATTAAAAAGAGGAGTATTTACATCAGATAAAGCTACACAAAGGGCTGATAATGATATTCCACATATAACTGATATAGCAGTTTGTTCATCTTCTTTATCTATGTCTTTGGACTCAAATCATAATAATGTAGTTTCTGCTCGTTCAACCCAAGAAGATTTGAATTATACATTAGCATTAAGAGCAGCGGGTAAGAATTGGAAAAATAGTTCTGTAACTGATACAACCGCGGCACAAAATTTTTATGTCGCATCTACATTTGGACAGAGTTCTGATAGTGGTAGTATGGCAGTTTATAGTAGAGCACAAGGATATGATACAAATACTTTACAAGATTTAACTGAAACATTTACAGGCGAAGATTTTAGAATAGTATTGGCAGATAATGTACAGGCGTTTAATGGATCTTATTTTACAACTGATAGTTTTCAAACTAATGATGAAGGTGATAGTACAATAGGACAAAATGATTTACAAGTAAAACCAGGATATTTAGTAGATCCAACTGGTAGTTATGGATATTGGTTTACAAGTGACAGTTTAACAGCAAGCAGTGCAGGATACAGATATTACATACGAAGATTCCAAACACCTGGAAGTACATATTCAAGTATGACTCTTGATGTTGGTAAGACATTAGTTAATTGGGCAGCGACTACCGCAGATAGTGTAGCAGCAGCAATATTATATGAGAGTTCTGGTAATGGAAGTGGTAATAATAGTTCTTTGGATGTTGCAAGAATATATGATCCAACAAAAACTACAAGTAACTTAATTGAAGCAGATATGGCAGCAGATAATTTTAAAAATCCATTCACCACGGCAATTAGTTTATACGGAAATAGTGGTGGAAGTATTAATAGTACAGAATATACTATACCAATAAGAAATGCAGATGGAATGTATTTAGATAGTAACGATAATGAACTTTACGTGATAGTTAGATATAAGGGAGATCCATCTCCCGTAACCTCAATAACATTGAGCTACAGTTAGGAATAAGATATGGCAGCAATAGATTCAGGGTCAAAATCCAGTCGATTATTAGCATCGCGAAGATATACTCACGATACACTTACAAGTGCACAAGAGTCATTTACAAATGTACTTGATTTACAAGCATCTGAGATTTATACTCAAGGTGGGTATATACCATCTTCGGGATTACCGTTTAGTGGGAGTTCTCAAATTAGTGCAACTCATACTGTTTCGGGATCAGGTGTAATGAAGTATTGGTATAGACAAAAATTAACAAAATCAAATACTAATAATGAAGTTTGGTTTTTCTTAAATCCAACGGGAAGTGATAGTGGAATTGGTGCACAGTTAATTAGTGGTGATCAAGAGGTTAATTTTATATCACCAAAATATTCAGTAGCAGCATTAGCAACTTCTACAACAGCAGATTCAACTCCTGGATATTTAGCAACAATATATAAATCTTCAGCAGTTAGTCATAGCTTACAGACTGGTTCATTAGATGGAGATGATATAGTTTCTACTAATGATTATGAGTTTGATTATAAGACGGGGATTGTTCAGTTTAAGAGTTCGGATGATGATCCTACTAATAGTCAATATCTTTATATGACGGTATATCAATATACTGGAACTACATTAGCAACAGGACTTGATATTAGAGGTGATGTTTCTGCATCTAATATGTTATTGACTGGTACTATTAGACTTGGAGATGCAGATACTGATTCGATTCAAGTACAGGCAGAATATAGTGGAAGTATGATACCAGATGTTGATAATGTATTTGATTTAGGTGAAACAGGAAAAGAATGGAAAGATTTGCATATAGACGGAACAGCAAATATAGATTCATTGGCTGTAACAGATGCGTTTACATATGGAAGTACCACATGGAATGAAGATAGTGGAGCAAATAGCATAACTGGTTCAGATTTCTTTTTCAAATCTACTGGTGGTGGATTTGATATTTATGATAATAGTGATGCTTTAATGTTCAAAATTGATAATAAAGTGGCAGTATTGGGGACAGTAACAGGAGCGGCCCCTACTGCAGTGGCAGGTGGAATTTATTATTCAGGATCAGATGATTTTTATTTTGGATATGATGTTGATCCAACATAAAATTAACAATTAAGTAAAAGAAAAGTGGAATAATTTAGAAAGTATATATTTATTAACGATAAATCATATGGTTTATTTAATTTAGGAGAATAGAAATGGCAACATGGAGAAAAGTAATAGTATCGGGATCCGATGCTGAATTAAATACCTTAGATATAGGTGGTGGTTCAGGAGGTTCAGGAACTACTTTAAGTACAGCAGGAGCTATTACGGCTGATGCAGCAGTTACTGCTGGAACTTCCTTTATAATAGGATCCGCTGACATAAACGAAACAGATTTAGAAAAATTAGATGGTATAACTAACGGAACGGCCACTGCAAATAAGGCATTGGTTGTAGACGGAAACAAAGATATAGGAACATTAAGAAATTTAACGATTGACGGTACTTTTTCTGATGGTAATTATACTTTCGATACAAGTGGCAATGTAAGTGGATTAGGAACAGTTGGTTGTGGAGCAATAACTACATCAGGTAATTTAGCAGTAACAGGTACAATTACAGGAGATACTTCATTAACACTTGATGCAGTAACTATTTCAACAGCTGAAATTGGTGTTTTGGATAGTGTAACTCCAGGAACAGCTGCAGCGAGTAAGGCGTTGGTATTAGATGCATCTAAAGATATAGCAACAATTAGAAATTTAACAATAGATGGTACTTTTTCAGATGGAAACTATACATTTGATACGAGTGGAAATGTAAGTGGTCTTGGAACGGTTGGTTGTGGAGCAATTACAGCTGGTGGAACAAGTACATTCGCAACAGCAATAGAACCAGATGCTGATGATGGTGCAACTATTGGTTCTGCTGACAAGAATTGGTCAGACCTTTATATAGCTGACGCGGGTGTTGTCAACTTGGGAGATGACCAAGATGTTACTTTAACTCACGTAGTAGATACGGGAATTCTTTTAAATTCAACAAGACAACTTCAATTTAATGATTCAACACAATATATTGCAGCTTCAAGTGGTGCAGACCTTGATATAGCCGCTACAACTGATGTTAATATTGAAGCTACTACTCTCGATGTAAACGCAATACTTGATGTATCTGGAACAGCCACTTTTGGTAGTACAATAACAGCTGGAAGTTTAGGAACTGATACAGATAATACTGTAGTTGTTGTTAATGGAAGTGGGTTATTAAAAACAGACGAAATTGATTCAAAAGTATGGGATGGAAATTTAGTAGATACAGATGGATCAGGGACAAATAATGAACTCGTAACTTGGTCTGATTCAGATTCTATAATCGGTGAAAGTAATTTAACTTTTGATGGTTCAACATTAGCAGTAACAGGAAATCAAACTATTAGTGGTGATTTAACTGTAAATGGCACAACTACAACATTAGCCACTACGAATTTAGCAGTACAAGATGCTTTTCTGTTCGCGGCAACTGGTTCAGCTTCATCTAATGTAGACGCAGGTTTAATTGTTCAAAGTGGTTCAGCAGTAGATAGTGGTTCAGCGATATATAATGATATTAGTTCTCAACGATGGGCAGTTGCAAAAGGAGTTGGTTCAATATCAGCAGCAGTAACACCATTACAGATGGTGGTAACTACTGCAGTATCTGCTTCTTCACCTCATTCATCTTATGGTGAGTATGGTGTTGGTGAAATGTGGATTGAAACGGATACACAAGATATTTGGATAAGAACTGCATAATTTAAATAAGAGGTTACACAATGGCTTTAATTAGCAAAGGTGGAGTTAAAATTGTAGAGGGAAAAGCATATGTTCATCCATTGACAATCCCTGAATTAGAATTTTTATTAAAAATAGTAGCAGACGCAGGACACAAATTAGAAGATGTCCAGAAAGTATTACAAGTAACTCGTAAATTACAGGCAGAATATAAGTTACTTAAAAAACATTTAGAAGAATAACTTAATAATTGGCCCATCTCTAAGGCAGATGATGGGAAGTGGGCTTCGAGAGAAGTAACCAACCGCGATTAGGAGATAAATTAAATGCCAAGTTGGAAAAAATTAATATCATCCGGCAGTTCAGCCGTATTATCATCATTAACATTAGATAGCCCGTTAGCAGTAGCACAAGGTGGTACAGGAGCTACTTCATTAAATAATTTAATAACATTAGGTACACACACAACAGGAAATTATGTATCTACAGTAGTTGCAGGAAGTGGTATTGATGTTAGTGGGGCAACAGGTGATGTAACAATATCCATTGGAACAGGCGAAGTTGTTAACGCAATGATAGGTGATGATGAGATTAATTCAGAACACTATGCGGCAGGTTCAATTGATAATGAACATTTGGCTGATGATGCAGTTGATAGTGATGAGTTAGCCGCAGATGCAGTAGACGACGCTCACCTTTCCGATGGTGTAGCCACAGGATTAGCAGGAGCAGGAATGACTGCCACAAGTGGAGTTATGAATGTAATTGGTGGAGATGGTATAACTGCAAACGCTGATGATGTTGCAGTAACAGCAGCACAAACAACTATCACTTCTGTATTAAATACAGGTTTAGTAGTCGGTAGAGATGCAGATAATGATATAGATTTTGCTACCGATAATAATATTATATTTAGAGCAGGTGGTGAAGACCAACTTACTCTTGTTGATGGAGCTTTAACACCATCTTCAAATGCTATTGTAGATTTAGGTACAGATGCTTTAGAATTTAAAGATGCTTATTTTGATGGAACTGTAGAAACAGATGCATTAACAATTGGTGGTGTTTCTGTAGAGGCAGGTGCAGATGTAACTGATACGACCAATGTAACAAGTGCTGGAGCATTGATGGATAGTGAAGTAGATGCAGATATTAAAACGCTATCATTACCTGCAAGTACAACAATTTCAACCTTTGGGGCATCACTTGTAGATGACGCAGCCGCATCTAACGCAAGAACAACTTTAGGATTAGGAACAAGTGCAGTATTAAGTACGGCAGCTATAGCAAATAGTGGAACTGGTGTAGCTACGGCAGACCAAATACACACATTCGTTACAACACAAACTGATGAAATGGATGCAGGAACAAGTGGAAATGCAGCAACTGCGACATTAGCAAGTACCGTAACTGTTTCGGATAGTACAGCAAATACAAACTTTCCTATTACACTACACAATGAATCAAATGCTTTATTAGACGATACAGGGGCATTTACTTATAATCCAAGTACAGGAACATTAAAAGTTGAAAATATAGATGTTGCGGGTACACAAACTTTTATATCAGCATCAAGTCTTGTAGTAACGAGTTCAGTTATTTTTGAGGGAGCTACTTCAGATGGACATGAAACAACTTTAACCGTTGTAGACCCAACAGCAGATAGAACTATTACATTACAAAATGATGATGGTACTGTGGCGTTTACAAGTGATATTACAGGTACTAATAGTAATACAAATACTGGTGACCAAGATTTATGGGATGTAGTTGCAGGTGATAGTGGAACTACAACTGCAAATACTGCAACTGATACACTTACAATTGCTGGTGGAACAGGAATTACTACGGCAGTAAGTGGTGATACACTTACAGTTACAAGTGCAGTTACAGCAGGAAATGGTTTAACACTAAACACCGCTGATATAGATATAGATGCTACTCAAACAACACTTACTTCTATATTGAATGATGCTTTAGTTGTTGGTAGAGATGCTCATAATCAAATTATTTTCTCAACTGATAATGAAATACATTTTAAGACTAACAATGAAACTCCTGTAATTAAAATGAAAGCAAGTGGTGAAATTGAAGCCACAAGTCTTGACATTAGTGGTGATGTAGATGTTGACGGAACACTCGAAACCGACGCATTAACAATTGGCGGAACCACATCAGTTCCTTTTGAAAGTGGAGACCATAGTAAATTAGATGCAATAGAAGCTTCTGCAGATGTAACCGATGCAACCAATGTAACTGCAGCAGGTGCGTTAATGGATAGTGAATTAACAAGTATCGCAGATGTAAAAGCATTAGACCAATCAGTTGTTAGTGGAGCAACACCTACATTTACAACTACTAATTTTACAGATGCAACTAACAAAAGATTAATGACAGATGCCCAAGAAACTTTATTAGATACTGTTGAAACAAGTGCAGATGTAACAGATACAACAAATGTAACTGCAGCAGGTGCGTTAATGGATAGTGAATGTGCAAGTCTTGCATCAGTTAAGGCAATAAATCAAGGATTAACTGCAACTTCAGATGTAAACTTTAATACTATCAATATAAATGCAACAACAACTTCAACAACCAAAACATCAGGAGCACTGATAGTTGATGGTGGTGTTGGTGTTGCTGAAAATATTCACGCGGGTGGTGATGTTGTAGCATATGCATCTTCTGATGAAAGACTTAAAGATAATTTACAAGTTATTCAAGACCCATTAGATAAAGTTGGTCAAATAAGTGGTTATGAATTTGATTGGAATGAAGAATCACCTGAATGGGCACAAGAAAGAGGACACGATATTGGGGTTGTGGCACAAGAAATTCAAAAAGTACATCCCGAAATTGTAATAGAAAGAACAAATGGTTACTTAGGAGTTGATTATAAACGAATCATTCCATTATTAATTGAGTCAATTAAAGAATTAAAACAAGAGGTAGAAGATCTAAAGAAAAAAGTGAATTAAGAGAATTCATTTGATATTTATAATATAGGTTTTATTAAACAATAATAAAGAATAAAGGAGAAAGTTATGGCCGTAACAGAAGAATCCAATTTGGCTAAAAAAGTAGAAGAAAAGACATCAGAAACTAAATTCACAGATGAAGAATTACAATCACTTCGTGAATTACAAGATGGTTATTCTGAAAAATCAGCTCAATTTGGACAATTAAAGGTACAGAAACTTTTAGTTCAACAACAATTAGATGCACTTGATGCAACTGAAATTCAGATGGAAAGTGATTATTCTGAGTTACAAAAGAAGGAACAAGATATTGTTAAATCGTTGAATGAAAAGTATGGTCCTGGTAATTTAGACCCCGCAACGGGAGTTTTTACACCAGCACCAGCCGCCGCCCAAGTAACAGAAGCTTCAGAAACTACTTAAAATAATCTCCTTCAAATATATCGTTTGAGAAAGTTAGGCGATATTTATAGTAAATATTTGTAGTCTATAAATGACTAAATTAGTTATTTAAATTATAATAATAGGAGAAAAATAATGGCAGAAAGAATCGTATCGCCGGGTGTATTTACTCGTGAACGTGATTTATCATTTCTTCCCGCAGGAATTGCTGCAATTGGAGCATGTATAGTTGGACCAACAGTTAAAGGTCCCGCTTTTGTACCTACTCAAGTTAGTAATTTCTCAGAGTTTGAAGAAATGTTTGGATCAACCGACCAACGATATTACACACCGTATGCGATAGAACAATATTTAAGGAGTGCAGGAACAATTACGGTTGTTCGCGTTCTTAATACTGGTGGATACACTGCAGATCAAGTAACACTATGGGTAACTTCAAGTGCTGTAACCAAACAGTCAGTAGCCGTGTTATTACCTTCACGTGGTGGTTCAAATGGAACAGCTGATTTGGAAGGTAGTAATGTTACTGGAAGTTGGAGTTCGGCAACACTTGTATTAAGTGGTAGTAATATGGCAGCGAAGGGTTTAAGTTCACGTTCATATACAATATCATTTGATACAGGAAGTGCTAATTATATTGAAGAAGTATTCAGTAAAGACCCCCAAGTACAGAAGTCTGGTTTGAATACGGTATCAGCTTATTTGTATAAGAATTTTAAATATGCACAAAGTAGCAATGGATATTCTTCTGGAACAGAAGTAAGTGCAAGTGCTAGTACTTTTACATCCCCAACGGCATATTCAAATGCATCAACACCATACATTCAATCACAATTGATTAATGGTTCAAGATATAACTTATTTAAAGTTAATACTCGTTCACATGGTAGTGATGTAAATAACAAATATAAGATTGCCGTCTTGAATGTTAAGAAAGCAGGTACAGTAGCTGGTAGTGATTATGGACAGTTTTCACTTCAAGTAAGACAAACTGGTTTAGATGATAATGGTTTAACAAGTGATAACATCTTGGAACAATGGGATGGACTTAATTTTGATCCAAAGAGTACGAATTTCTTCGCTCGTAGGATTGGAGATAGGTATGTAACTATTGACGCTAATGGTAAACTTACTCATAATGGTGATTGGAATAATAGATCTAAACATATTTATTTATCAGATTTTTCTGATATTTCAGATGGATCAGTTCCAAAAACATTATCCCCAATGGGACATGCAGCAATTAATAACCCATTTGGTAGTGATGATTCGTCAGTTCCAGCATGGCCGTTTAAGGTATCACAGTCAAACGCACAGGGTGAATTTGATAGTAATGTTCCTTTAGGTGTAGATTATGGAAACGCCGACGCAGAACAATATTTGGCACCTTACCCTTCTGCAGCTGGGGATGGAGCAAATACTACTATGAGTCTTGAAGACTATAATGGTAGTGCAGACGCATCCGTAACTGGAGATACTTTTTCAACACACAATGAAAAGATTACTCTCGCACTTTCAAGTATTAAACAGAGAAAGTTCGTTGTTCCATTTCAAGGTGGATTCGATGGGGATAACCCAGCAAATCCAAAATTGACAGGAGCAAGTATTACAGCAGCAAACACACAAGGGTTTGACATTTCAAGTGCAACCGCAACTGGAGCAGTAGCTTACAAGAAAGCAATTAACGCTGTAAGTAATCCTGATGAATTTGACTTGAATATGTTAGTAACTCCTGGTGTTATTCACAATTTACATCCGAAGATTACAAATCACGCGATACAAAAATGTGAAGAACGTGGTGATGCATTCTATATTTTAGATTGTGGTATTCAAGGTGGTTCAATATCATCTGCAACCGCAGCAGTTACCGCACTTGATACAAACTACGCAGCAACTTATTACCCTTGGGTAAAGATTGTTGATAGAAATACGGCACTACCTGTTTGGGTCCCACCTTCTTGTGTTTTACCTGGAACTATAGCGTTCACAGATAAAGTAGCACACGAATGGTTCGCACCAGCTGGTCTGAATCGTGGTGGTTTGACTACAGTATTAGAAGCACAGACAAGATTAACTCATGATGAAAGAGATACACTTTATGAAGAAAGAGTTAATCCAATCGCTTCATTCCCAGGTCAAGGTGTAGTAGTTTGGGGACAAAAGACCTTACAAGGTCGTCCATCAGCACTCGATAGGGTTAATGTACGTAGATTGTTAATTAAACTGAAGAAGTTTATCGCATCTTCAAGTAGATACTTAGTCTTTGAACAGAACACAGCAGCAACAAGAAATCGTTTCTTGAATATTGTGAATCCGTTCTTAGAATCAGTACAAGCTAATAGTGGTTTATCGGCATTTAAGGTAGTTATGGATGATTCCAATAACACACCTGATGTGATTGATAGAAATCAATTGATTGGACAAATTTTTATCCAACCAACGAGAACCGCAGAGTTTATCGTACTTGACTTCGTGGTACTTCCAACGGGAGCAACTTTCCCAGCGTAAGTTTAATCACATAGATTAATAAATGAAAAGCCCCTCTTTTTTGAGGGGTTTTTTGTTGCCTGATATATTTATATACGACAGATATAAAAAACTTCTAAAAAACTAAGAAAAATGATTATGATGATTTTTTAGAATTTTGATATTTATAGTTGAAGAATTAAACTTATTGGAGATTAAAGATGCCAGACTTATTAGATCCTTCTGAAATAATGTTCACACCGTTTGAACCGAAAACTAAAAATCGGTACATCATGTACATTGAAGGTATTCCAGCTTATCTTATTAAGACAGCTAACAGACCTACAATCGCTTTTGAAACGATTGAACTTGACCACATCAATGTTAAACGATATGTTAAAGGTAAGGGAGCATGGGAAGAATTAGAAATTACACTTTATGATCCTGTTGTTCCATCAGCCGCACAGGCATGTATGGAATGGGTTCGGTTATCTCATGAATCCGTAACAGGTAGAGATGGATACTCAGATTTTTATAAAAAAGATGTAACAATTAATGTATTAGGACCCGTAGGTGATAAGGTTGAAGAGTGGACACTTAAAGGTACTTGGATTACTAACGCAACATTTGGTGATTTAGATTGGGCAAATACTACAGACCCAGTTGATGTAACTTTGACACTTAGATACGATTACGCAATATTACAGTTCTAATAAAAATTTTAATAATAAAAGGAGTCGATTATGGCAATCATAGCAGATAAAGCTTGGTGGAAATCAAAGACAGTATGGACATCAGTAGTTGCTGGTGTTGTTGGTGTATTACAAGCAGTAGGTGTTGTAGAAGCAGTACCTGAAGTCGTTTGGACATTACTCGCGGCATTTGGTTTGTACGGAGTTCGTGACGCTGTTGGAAAAGCATAATTCAGCAGTAAGTAATATTTGAAACTGGGGATTTTAATATCCCCAGTTAGTTTTATAATAATTGGTTATATTGTATAGGTTACTATTCAATAATATTTTACATTAAAGGAGAAAAAACATGGCAGAAGATAAACGCCAGTTTCCAACAGAGGTAGTTGATTTGCCTTCTAAGGGATTACTTTATTCAAAAGATTCACCGCTGGCAGGTGGAACAATTGAGTTAAAGTATATGACCGCAAAAGAAGAAGATATTTTAACTTCTCGTAATCTAATTCAAAAAGGAATTGTTTTAGATAGACTGTTGGAATCTGTTATTGTAGATGAAAAGGTATCACTCAATGATTTATTGTTAGGTGATAAAAATGCAATTATGATTGCAACAAGAATACTTGGGTATGGTAAAGATTATACCGTTCAACTTACAGATCCATCTACTGGAGAAAAACAAGAGGAAACTTTTGATTTAACTGAAATTACAGATAAGAAGATTGATTCAAAATTGTTTAAGGCTGGTAAGAATGAATTTGAATTTGAACTGCCAGCAGCAAAAGTTAAAATTCTATTTCGTCTTTTAACACATAAAGAAGAAAAAGAAATTGATGCTGAATTAAAAGCATACAAGAAATTCTCAAAAGATAGTGGTATTACTGCAGAAATCACAACACGGTTGAAGAAGGCAATTGTGTCGGTTAATGGAGATACATCACTAAAACGAATTAGTGAGTTCGTGGAGAACGAATTACTATCTCGTGATTCTCTTTCATTTAGAGAATATCTTATAAAAATAACACCTGATGTTGATATGTCTTTTACTTTTACCAGTGATCAAACTGGTGAAGATACAACGATGGACATCCCATTAGATGTTGAGTTTTTTTGGCCTGCGGGCAGAAGATAAGCCTGCAATTCACTCACAAATCTTCTCCCTATGCTTCCACGGGAAAGGAGGATTTAACTTTACAGAAGTGTATAACATGCCAACCTATCTGCGCCGATTTTACATACAATCGGCCTCAAAATTCTACGAAGAAGAAAAGAAACAATACGATAAAGCATCCAAGAAAAAATCTGGTATTTCACGACCAGGTATCCCCCGAGGCTAACATTTTTTCCTATATATGATATTTATTAGTGAGTTATACTATCGTGTCATAACAACAGAAATTTTAAATAGACAGTATGTAGGAGAATCAAAATGTTTTCGTCAAAAAATAAATTAACAGAAGATCAACTCAGAGAAGGTATATTATCTAAAATTTTACAAGCTATTGTTAGTAAGAGAGTAGGTAAAGTGGAAAAGGCCTTAAAGGATAATCCACGATTAGCAAAGGCAGTTCGTAATGCAGATAAAGCTGTTAGAGAATTAGATAAAACATTAAAAAGTTCTGGAAAAACACGAGGAGTAAAATTCGCAGGAACCCGTAAGGGTTGGTAAGTTTCTAACTTAGATTTTAAAATAAATAATAAAGGTTATTGTCTTAGATATAAATAGGCTTAATATAATATGGCGTTAGAAAAAACAGATCAACAAAGAGAAATATATTGGGGTGGTATTGATAATACTACTATACCTACTATGGAAAAACTTGCCGAAGAAAAAAAAGTAACTGCTGAATTAAGTCGTCAAGAGGTAATAACTCAACGACTTTTAAATATTGATGATGAGATAGCCAAGGCGAAGAAAGATGCCGCGAATGGTACTGCGGAAGATATTAAGAAGTATAAAGAATTAAAGAAAGAAAAGAGGGCCTTGATGAAAGAGGAGGCCGAACACGCTAAAATAATGGCTAAAGAAGATGGGAAGAAATATACTTTAACATCCCTTCAAGCCGACCTCGAAGAAAAAATCGGGGATATGTTGAAGGAAGAAGTAGGATGGACTACTAAATTATCTTCAAATTTATATACTCAAGGAGTAGCTCAAAAATCCTTTTTAATGGACAGACTCCAAATAGTAAATACGGGTCAGAGCATATATGATTGGGGTGTTAGGTTAACTGACGTATTAAATAACGGTACTGAAAATCAAAAGAAATGGGCACAGGCAATGACTCCTATGGTTAGTATGGGAGGAAAAATGATTGATGATGCAATATCATTAGGTGGAGCTTATGATAATATTGGTAGTGGTACATTTATGGATATGACAAAATCAATGGATGAACAACTCAAAAAGGCAGAGAGATATAAAGATTATGTTAAGAAGGAAATAATTCCAGCGTTAAAGGCAGATCAGGAACAATTAGAAGAAACATTAAAAACACAAAAAAAGGGTAGTGAAGAGTGGAAAAAGACTAAGGAACAGATTGAAGAAAATAAGCAGGAGCAAAAGGAAAGTAATGCATTAGCGCAAGAAAATGTTGACAAAGCAAAGAATTTAACAGCAGAAGCAAAAAGACAGAAAGTGTTACATGGCCAGACAGCGTCTACCGTAGCATTTATAGCAGAACCATTTGAAAAAATGAAAACATTCTTTGAAAAAACCAAGGTGGGCAAATTCGTATCAGAGTTAGTAGGAATTGGTGATGCAACTGAGCATTTTACTAATACATTTACTAATTATGTGAAGGATTCTCTTGATCCAGATAATCCGATGAACTTTGGATTAGCTATGAGTAAGATGTGGACTAAGACAGATAAAAATGGAAGGGTAACACGAGGTCAATTTAAAATTATGTTTGATAAGTTCGAAGAAGGATTTTCAAAACTTAAAGAAGTATTTACTGGAATAAATAAATCAATGGGTGGAATGTTAGGACCAGCACTGGCAATAGTGGCAATTCTGATGATAGCCAAGAAGGTTGCAGAAATGTTCTATGGTGGAATGGCAGAAACCCGTAAAGAGTTTGGACTTACATTTACAGAAGCAGCAGGATTACAACAAATTCTTAATACTACTGCAATGGAAATGAAGTTTCTTGGTGTAAGTGCTGAAGATGTTAAAGCTGGGGCCGTAGGTATTATGGATAACTTGGGTGGAATAGGTCAAATTACACAATCAAATGTTAAAGAAATGGCCAGATTAAATGCAATGTATGGTATTAGTGGAGAAAGTTCAGGAGTATTGGCAGCACAAATGATGGCCGTAGGTGCTAGTAGTATAGATGCTGTTGGGGCTCAATTGGATTCCGTGGCTGCATTATCACAGGCAAATGGAGTGGCACCAGCAAAGATTATGGAAGATGTTGCAGGTTCAAGTGAATCATTTGCTGGATTTGCAAAAGATGGTGGACAAAACGTATTTAAAGCAGCGATAGCAGCCAGAAAACTTGGTTTGAGCATGTCAACTGTTGAAAGCATGGCAGATAGTTTATTAGATTTTGAAACATCTATAAACGCACAAATGGAAGCGTCTATGTTACTTGGTCGTAATATCAATACAGATAAGGCACGAGAATTAGCATTAGCTGGTGATTTAGAAGGAATGCAAAAAGAGATTACTAAACAAATTGGTAGTGCATCAGATTGGAATGCATTGAATATAGTTCAACGGAAATCATTAGCAGCAGCATTTGGAATGGAAGTTTCTGAAATGGGTAAGATGATAACTAACCAAGATAAACTTAATAATATGACTACTGCACAGAAGAAAAGACAAGATTTAATAGCAGATGTTATGAAAAAGATAGGAGAAATTTGGACAAGATTTCTTGGTATTTTTAAGGCACTTTTACCATTAGCCATTGGATTACTTTCACCATTTTTATTAATTGCTGGTGTTTTAGTTTATGTACTTGGTTTGTTTGCTGATATTATAGAATGGTTAAATGAAGCAAATGTTATGGGAGTTGGATTAGGTGATGTAATAATGTTTGCGGCGGGAGCGGCACTCTTATTTAGAACAAATTTGATGAGTGGTGGTATTATGGGAGCCCTTGGCAAGATGAAAGATATGATTTTTTCTATGGGTTCAAAAATGACAGGTGTGGCAAAGAAAATGGTGGGTATGGGCGGTGATGATGTACCTTTGACAAAGAGTGGTAAACCAGATAAAAGATTTGGAAAGAGAGCAGATAAAACTAAATCGGTTAAAAAACCAGCACCAGGTAAAAAAGGTGGCGGTAAAGGTAAAGGACCACTTGGTGGTATGTTTGAAAAATTTGACGCAAAGAAAGCACTCGCTGGTGCAGCCGCATTATTGATAATAGCAGCCGCATTATGGGTAACTGCAAAGGCATTAATAGAATTTGGAAAAGTAAGTTGGGGGGCTATGGCTAAGGCCGGAGTAGCTTTACTTGGATTAGTGTTAGTATTAGCAGCCATCGGAGCGATAATGATGAGTGGTGTTGGAGCAGTTGCTATATTGGCAGGTGCAGGAGCTATGTTGATAATGGCAGCAGCATTACTTGTATTGGGAGTTGCAATTCAAGCCATTGGTAAGGGATTTGATATGTTAGCACAAGGATTAGGTTCATTTTTACCAACAATTATGACATTAGCTCCAATGGCAAAGGCAATATTTGTATTAGCAGGAGCATTTACTGCATTGGGATGGAGTATGGCAGCGATGGCACTTGGAGCACTGGCATTATTACCAGCACTTCCTGTATTGATGACATTAGCAGCACTTGGAATGTTAGGTGGATCAGTATTAGGTGGTGGTGGTGGAGAAGAAACGGCCTCAGCAGAAGGAAACCCAGTTGAAATTAAACTTGATGAAACTAATCAGAAGTTAGAAAGGTTAATTGGATTAATGGGTGAACAAGGACCTATAGCACTTGCAACATCTCAAACAAAAACTAATACTGGTAAAATTGCCAGTCAGATAATATAGAGAAATATAATGGCACTTGTAGAATTATTAACAGATTTATCAAACTTTAAATATACAGATTATGATAATGTTGGTGCCAATAATAGTCAAGTAGAAGGTCGTCATGGTGGGTTTGAAGGTGGAGGAGAACCACCACACTCTGAAGAACATTCTAAATTTGATGATGGGGTAGGTGGAATTGGAAATCCACAATCATTTACAGTTCGTGGGTATACTGTTTCAGATGTAATAAGTGGTAGACATGGTGGAATTGAAGGACCAACTCCAGCACAACCACCACATCCAGATGACCATTCTATACATGATGATGGTGTAGGTTTTGGTGTAGCACCAAGTGATAATCCACAAACGTTTGATGTTCGTGGATATACGGTTACTGGAAATAAGAGATTTTATATTGGTTGGCAAGGTGATATTATGAACCATTCATTATCAGATTATGGTATAGGGGCGTTTGATAGTATTGCTGGAGTTTTTGACCATACACAAACAAGAGATAGATTAAGAAAGGCATATAGTAATTACCCTGAGATTACTTTTGGTGCAGATATAGATGGTGGTATTAATGGATTAAATGGTTCTATTCATATAGGAAACCAAGATTTACCAGAAGTAATTGGGGGTGGAGTTTCTTATTATGGAAATTTAAATCCAATCAACCCACGTGGTTCAGTTTTCCGAGATAGTAGTGGGAATTACCAAGTTCCACAGGAGGGTAGAAATACAAATCCACCTGGTGGGATTAGTAATATTCCATTATTTGAGGGAACTAAACCAGAAAGTGGATTTGATAGAAGTTTGATGTACATACCAAATATTATTGAACCATCCGATTCTGTTTTTAAAGAATTTAGTCGTAGTGATAGTTCGTTAATTAGAATAGACAGATATTCAGATAATTTTGATATGAATAATTCTCAATTTTTTGAATTTCCAGATACAAGACCATATGATTTAATATTTAAGGGAGTTACCCCTTGGGCACCAATGTGGGTATCAGATCCTGTTACAGGAGCAAAGTCTAATATAGATGTTACACTTGATTCTACGCAACCATATATTGTTAGACGGATTGGAGATAGATGGGGATTATATGAAGGTGATCCACAAGATGGTGGTGAACATTTATCAGGAGCTATAGAATGGGCAAACGCATTAAGTGGACAATTTTTGAGAGCACCACTTGATGTTATGGTAGATAGGTCTGTAGCAGATATTGGAAGAATAGCCAAGTTTCTTACTTCTACAAAAGGTGCTTTATTTTTAACAAACCAATTTATATTACAGGCATTCAGTCCAACTATTGAAACAAAAGTTTATAATCCTTTATCACTTGGTTCAATTGTACCAATGGTTCATGTTAATAGACACGCAGGTGGAAAACGATATACTGATGTAGTTCCATCTGATAAGGCAATTGAGGCAGTTGGAGATTTGATGCCAGATGTGTCTGTGGGACCAGTTACTATTGGTGGAAATGATATTATTAACGCGGCCTTTAACGCGTCCGGAGTAGAACAACCCAGTTTTGGTCGTGTTGAAATGCAATCACCATTAGCAACTGTTAGTGGACAAAAATTACCATTAGATAAAAGAGTAGCACTTTCAAATCCAAATAGATATTTATGGCCAGGACCAATGGGTGTTTTTGTAAAAACTGGAACAGATGCGGCCATAGCCGATGCATCAAGAATAGAAAGTTCTCAAGGTAGAGTTTTAAAACGTGCAAAAGAACAGTCTGGTGGTGGTGTTCCAGATTTATTCCAAAAGCATTCATTTAATAAGTATTCAGGTGAGAATGTGTACTTGGATGGTAAAGGTATATTATTTGTACCAGCTAGTACTTCACCATTTGGTACATTAGCTTCCATTCCAATATCAGTATCACAGGCCACTACAATGGCAACAGACGCGCTCACTAATTGGGGAAATTCTCTTATAGGTGGAGAGAATACTAAGAAATCAGATTTTACACCACCATCACGAGGTGTTGATTTAGAAAGTCCTTTACAAAAAGTTGTTGGTGAAGATGTTTTTTCTGCAACTGATGTTGCAGTAAATAGAGATAAAGAAGTATTTGGTGGTGACCATTGGGGACCCGATAGACCTGGTGGTATATACGAACAATTTGCTTTTGATGCTGTAGGTGATAGAAAATCTGTTCAAATAGGAGCTATACATGATTCAGTAATTACAGTAAAGACACATTCAAATAACCAACCAGGAGAATCAATTCAACCAATAGGTGGTGTAATTGTAATTCCACAATATTCTCTTACCAAAGATAAGGCAAAACCATTTCAAACTCCTATACTTATAACTGATACTTTTACAGGTAATTCATATTCATTCGAAGAAGGTAAAAGATATACAGATGGTTATGATGAAACTTCTGATAAAAAATATGGTGGAACATTGGCCATATCAGGAAAAGATATACATTTTGTTAGGAGAAATTATGGTAATTATGTAGCAAAACAAAAGAATTTTTATTCAATATCTTCTGATCCTTTAACATCAAATCAAATTGCAATTTATACTCTTGACGGGCAGAAAAATCTTGATACGGCTCGGGGAGGTAACATTGGATCAAGAGGTGATAGAATATTTAATACTGAGTTTGATGGTGATTTATATAAAAAGGGTGCAGAATACGATAAGGATTATGTATATACGGGGACGGTAAGTGATAGCCATATATCTATTATGAGAATGCCAACCGATGGGAGTTTTAATCATGGTATTAAAGCAACTCGGACTGTGGCATATAAGAACCTGGGAGCCAAAGATGATACTGAACCAGGAGCAAAAAAGACATATACAGTAAATTTAGAGAAACTTCCAGTTCCAATTAAGATTGCAGGTGTTTTTCAAGGTAATAGGTATGGGGATACAGATACTTCGGGTACTAATTGGACAGATTTTGGGGTACAATATTGGTCAGGACACGGATCTCCAACCGTACCAACTTATCCACTTAAAGGAAAAGAAAGGGCACTTGGACATGCGAGTACTCCAAAAGCAAAACAAGATGTAATATTTATCCATAAAGGAAGTACTCTATCACCAGCCGCTACTGGAGTTTGGGGAAGTACTATTGGTACAGTTGGTACTCCAAAACCGATTTCAACAAAATTTGACCACGAAAGAACAACGGGTGATGGAGTAACTACATCAGGACCAGTAACCCAACCCGATGGTAAAAACATTTACAAGAAAGGTACATTATATTTATCAGGTCATGGAACTTCTATTTTACCTATTACTCCAATTAAAGCACCAGCCGGAGTTTCAATAAGCAAAAAAGTAGGTGATTATACGTATTCTAAACTCACGACATTATACGAGGAAGATATCAATCCTAAACCTACATCATTAAAAGATAATACATTTCCAAATTTTAGTGGTGATTTATATCACAAGGATAATAAATATACTAAAAATATTAGTATTGATGAAGTTCAAAGTAGTCCTTTAACAAAAACAAGATTAAGAATAGATGATGATAAAGACCCAGTTGTTCAAATACAGACTGCCCATCTTAATACAGCAAGATTTAATGTAGACGGAAAAACTACACTTTCAAGTCCTATAAAACTTCAAAATTTTCCGTTATTCAATAACCAATCGGGAGGAAATCTTGGTTCAGAGAAACAAGCACTTGGTTTTATTAATGAAAGTGGAACACCTATACAATTGGCAGATAGTTTATATGGACATCAATGGAATGCAGATAAAAGGGGGGGACTAACTTTCAAAGATGGATATGAAAAGAGTATAAAGAGTGTACCCAAAACTGACAAAGAGAAATTAAGGGGTATAGTTGATAAAGGTAGATTTGGATTAAGTGATAAAAATATACCACAAGTTATTAAAAAGTTATCTACAAAGAATATAAATAAAGATGGAAATGTTACAATCACAGACGGAGGGGATAACGAGGTAGAATCACAAATAGTACAAAATATTCATGAGAGAAAATCTGAAACAAATAAGTCAGGAAATTTACTTGATAGGTATAAGACTTTAGCATATGGAGATATCCCAACAAAGAGCGACGAGAGTGAAAAATATAGTAAAAAAACTGGTAAGGCCGCGGAAAATGATAAGGGTGGACAATATACAGGACAAGAAAAAGATGAAGTAACTTTACCTAATAAACTATATGAAATACCCGCAGAAGATAAATTAGGATTAGTAAAGAAAAACACGGATGGTGAATATATGTATGGTCATGGTACTGGTATTGGGGAACCCGATTCTATTAATATGACTCCATATGGTGACGATAGTGACCCGTTGAAACCCGATTACATTAAATTTAAATTTTTTGATATAGTAAATAATAAACATATTATATTTAGAGCATTTTTGAGTGGAATAAGTGAAACACTTTCTCCTGAATGGGCATCTGAAAGATATATTGGTCGTCCAGATAGTGTCCATGTTTATCAAGGAGTGGATAGGTCAATGAGTTTTGAATTTATGGTTGTTCCAAGTAGCAAGCAAGAATTACCTATTTTATGGGAAAAATTAAATTATCTTGTTGGGTTTACTTATCCAACTTGGAAAACAGTAGGAAATGGTAAACGAATGGAAGCACCATTTATGAACTTAACTATAGGTGATATGTATAATGCAGTTCCTGGATTTTTAAGTAGTTTAAGTATTACAGTTGATGATAATTCACCTTGGGAAATAGAAGAAGGGTTTCAATTACCACATGCAATAAATGTAAGTTGTGAGTTTACCCATATTGGAAAACACCCATTGGCATCAATAGGAAAACATTATGATTTAGGGTGGTTAAAACAATATAATAGAGGTGCAGATTGGAAACAGAAAGATAATCCACAATTAGTAAAAAGAGGTGATGGACAATTACCTGATTTAATGGGAATATAATAAATTATGAGTAGATATCAATATACTGGAATTAAGATAGATAAACATACTGGCAATAGAGTGATGAAAACAACTTTGTATCCAGAAATAAGAATTGGAGATGGAGATCAGTTTGTGTATCCTATTGATGGGGATAGATTAGAAAGCCTTGCATATAGATATTATGGAGATTCTACATTATGGTGGATTATAGCAAAAGCAAATAAAATTAAAGATGGTTCGTTTGCATTAAAACCAGATGAAAAATTAAGAATACCAAGTAATATTGCACAGATAACAAATGATTTACAATCAATTAATAAGGATGTATAAAGGTTATGATAAGTTTACAACCTATTCCTAAAAAAATAAGAGACAGGTTAGAACGAAAATGTAAAGCGGTATCAAGAGATTTTGGAAAAGATGAAAATGGATCACTACTTGAACCAAGAAGTGAAGATCTACAAGATACTTTTTCTAAATCTGTTTGGATAAAGTTATTTTCCCCAGTAGATAGTTCAAAAGTACCAGCAGTACTGCCAATTACTGATGAAATAAGGGAAGCGTGGAGAAAAAAAGAAAATGAAAAACGTGCCATGGAAGCCACAATAGCAGCTGCTAAAGGTGATAAGTATGAACCAATAGAAATGACAGAACCTACTACAATGGTAGGAGAAAAGGACAATGATATTGGCTTAAATACAATGACAATGATGGGTGGTATAACAGATCAGGGTGGACTTTTATTTGACGGATTTAAAGAAACTTATAGTCAAAGACCAGGTGGTGCAGGAAGTGGTCCACTTGCACCAAAGGCTTCAAAAGAAGGACCAGTTGAATCATTTCGACCAATAGCGGGAATTAAAGATGTTAGTGTTAGTTATAAAGGTGGCTTATCGGCAATTAGAGAAGGAACGATTAATTGGACTTGTTGGACATTTGCAGATTTAGAAAGATTAATGCCACATCTTATGTCACACGGTAAGGGAGTTTTGTTAGAGTGGGGATGGAGTATTCCAAGTGTAGAAGCAAGTGTTTTATATAGTGAAGAACAAATGCAAAATGGTCATGCATATAATACTTTACAAGATAAAGTTATTGAGTTAGGTGGAGATTATGATGCTATGGCTGGTATTATTTCTAATTGGGAATGGTCATTAAGAGATGATGGTGGATTTGATTGTACAACTACGATAGTAGCACGAGGAGTTAATATTATTGATTCAGATTTATCTGGAGCCGAAACAGCTGGAGAAAATACTGAAGGTGATTTAGAACCAAATTTAAAAGAATTTGTAGGGGCATTACGACAAACTATATGGTCACTTAGTACAGAGGGATCAGGTAATTGGTTCAATGCTGGATCAAATTTAGCAGTTGGAACTGTAAGTGATGGTACATGGAGTACAGAAGGTCAATCAAAAGAGGCTGGTGGAAAACAACCACCAGGAGTTTTGTCTGTAATACATGATAATTATTTGAATAATGTTAGTGCAGGTCCTTGGATTACTTGGGGATTTTTTGAAGATAATATTTTAGGTAAGTTTATGGGTAGAGTAGATTCAACAGGTAAAACTACTCAATCTTTTAGAAGTATAGAGCCACTTTTACATAAAGATGGTGGATATATTAAGAATGATGGTAAAACAAAAACGGATAATATTTACGAAGCACAATTTGAATCTGTTAAAGTTAGAAATCATCCAAAGTTATTAACACCAGCGATGAATAAATGGATATTACCTGGTCAATTTCCTGCAGAACATACTAAAGAAAATGCTTTTTGGGCAACAGGAAATACAGCAGCTTTTACTCGTGATATAGCGAGTAAAGTAAACAATAAATCTCATTTTAGACCATTTGAAGTTCCTGGTAGTGATGGAAGAAAGGGATATTTACGAAATATAATATTATCATATGATTTAATCGAAAGGTGTTTTGAGAATGCAAATACAATTAGAGAAGGAATGAATGCAATATTTGATGAACTTAATAAAGAAGTAGATGGTTTTTGGAAATTCGAGGTAGTAGTAGACCAACATATAAATGGTAATGTTAAAGTAGTAGATGTACTTGAAACGGGATTTAATCCTGTATCTATGTTAAAGCTTAGAGATGAGGCTATAGAGGCCAGTGCACCAGGTGGAAATGGAAATCCAGAAAGTCCAATTTTTACTTTTCCATCATGGGGAGAAAAGAGTATAGTTAAATCTCAGACCTTAACATCACAAGTTCCAAGTTCAATGGCTGTGTCTGCAATGTATGCAGGAACTTGTGAAAAAGGTGAAGAATCAGCAAATGCTCCACTTGCTGCACAGGCTGTAGCGGCATTAACCGATCCTAATAAATCAGTCGATAAGTCACAACCTGCAATTAGAATGGCCAATCGTTTAGGAGACGACGCATTTGGAAGTAGGAATCCTTGGGGAATTGGGTCATTTGGTTCACGTTTTTTAAGTGATAATAATGATGAAACATATCCACCCGCCGGACCAAAATCACCTGGAAATGCATTTGGTAAAGGTGCAGGAATCCCATTTTCTAAAGTTTCATTGAAAGAGATTATAGCTTGGTACGAATCTCAAGATGAAGAAAAGGCAAAAACAGATGAAAGTGATAGAAAAAAGAAACTTCAAGAAAAAGCAGCCAACCAACAGGCTAAATCAGTATTATCTGAAGGATATTTTACAACTGCATTCGAGACTCCAAGTGCAACTGTACTTATAAAAAATCCAAATGCAGGATTTTTTGGAGGTGGATGGGATGGAATAGACGAAGAAGAAATATCTCTCTATAATCCTATCGGTGAATTACAAGATTTACCAGCGTTTGATGTTTTACATCGTAGGGTTATGATTAATTTTATACACGGAAGATCAAATTCCCAGGACGCAACTGAAGAATTGGATTCACTTCGTGATCCTATGATTCCAGTAGAATTAGAAATAGTATTGGATGGTACGGGAGGAATTATTCCAGGGAACTGTTTTCATGTAGATTATATACCACAAGTATACAAAGATTATTGTATTTTTCAAGTATTAGGAGCAGACCATACTGTAAGTGCCGATGGATGGACGACATCACTTAAAGGTCAAGTACGGGTTGCCATGAGAAAACTTGTTGAAGAAAAATTAAAACCAACAACTTAGGATAAGTAATATGCCAAAAAAGAAAAAGAAAAAATCATCCAAAAAAATAGCTGGTAAATTTAATACAAAAGTCCTGAGTGGGATGTCTAAAGGAATGCGACAAAAAATATTAGGTGGTAGACTTAATGCAATATATGATTTAAATAAAATGTTGTCCGAAGAACACGAAGAAAGAATTGTAAATAATGCTGGTACAGTTCAAAAGTTTGGTGATTTTAAATACCAAGATGGTGGTACAGTTCCCGTTGGAGAATCTTATCATATTCATTATTCAAGGATAGGAAAATCAGAGATTTATATGACTGGAAATAAACATGATGAAACATCTTTGGTGATTGATAGAGTAAAGGGGAATACTGATTTTGGTCAATATGTTAATTTGAAAGGTCCAACAAAAGCTGCAGATTATTTAAATAAACATAGATTTAAAGTTACTAAAAAACATCAAAAAATAGGACACGCTAGAAGGTATTTTGCAAAACAAGGTAATAATTTGGAATCATCTATTTTTGAAATATCAAAAGTGGATTATAGTAAAGAAACTCCTTTTTATGAAAAGACACAATTAAAATGGAGTTTAAATTTAGATAGAGAATTAATGAAATCTAAAAATGTAGATGAGATTGAAAGGGCTGCTAGTCAAGGGTTTACATCATTAGAATTTTCATTAAATCCAGAAGAAGGTTATCTTGGTGGAGATAAAACTTCGAAAGAAGAAACACTTAATAGAATTAATAAGTTACTTCCAAAAGAAAATGTTTTTAAGTTAGGTGGTAGAAAAAAGAAACGAAAAAAGAAAAAAAGTAGTAAATCAAAGCCTACTACGTCAACATCTACTGAGGCACCATCGGGGGGTTCAAGTGGGGCATATTAATTCATATTTTGAGAATTTAATTTAATATATATATGTAAAGGTTATAGTAAATGGTTTTATGGTTCACAGGTCAACCTGGTTCAGGCAAGACCACATTAACAAATAGATTCATAGACGACAAATTAGTTGGATTTATGAAAATCCATCCACATAGAATTGTGCATATTGACGGTGATGATTTACGAGAGGCTGTTGACAATAAAGATTATTCAGAAAAAGGTCGTAGAAAGAATATTCAATTTGCTATCGATATGGCAAAAGTAATGGATGATAAAGGTTATTTAGTATTGGTATCATTAGTTTCACCTTATAGAGATATGAGA